TGTCTTTCGCACCCGCAACCCAGAGAAGTATCAGGTAATCCCAAAACACAAAGTCATCGAGCGTATGGATGGCGGCTACGACGTAGCTGTGTATTGGGGTCTTGACGAATGTCGGGTATTGCGTAACCTAGGTGTTAAAAACATTCAATCGCCTATCACTAGGCGCTACAACTGGCCGGGTAAATACAAACCCATGGCTCACCAAATTGATACGGCATCCTTCTTAACGCTCAATCGCAAAGCCTTCGTGTTTAGTGAGCCGGGCACTGGCAAGACGCTCTCAGCTTTGTGGGCGGCTGACTACCTGATGGAACGTGGCGAAGTAAAGCGCTGTTTGATACTGTGTCCCTTGTCGATCATGCAGTCTGCGTGGCTTGGCGATCTGAACAACAGTATCATCCATCGCTCTGCCATCGTCGCGCACCATGCGCAGGCTAGTCGCCGTATTGAGATGGTTCAGCAAGATTACGAATTTGTAATTGCCAACTACGATGGGTTGAATCTGATCGCTGACGAGATCAATAACGATGGACGCTTTGACTTAATCATTGTTGACGAGGCTAACGCCTACAAGACCATGACGACTAAGCGTTGGAAGACCCTGAAGTCCATCATCAAGCCCAACACATTCCTGTGGATGATGACGGGTACTCCCGCATCGCAGTCCCCTGCGGATGCGTATGGCTTGGCCAAGTTGGTTAACCCCGATGGTGTGCCCAAGTTCTTTACTGCGTGGCGCGATCAGGTCATGCACAAGATCACGATGTTTAAGTGGGCGGCTAAACCAAACGCACCCGAGTTGGTACACGAAGCCCTGCAACCAGCCATCCGCTTTACCAAAGAGATGTGCCTAGACCTACCGCCTGTCATTACCATGACGCGAGAAGTCCCGCTGACCCCACAGCAAGCCAAGTACTACAACATGCTCAAAGACAAGATGATGGTGTATGCGGCAGGCGAGACGATCAGTGCAGTGAACGCTGCAGCAGGCGTATCTAAGCTGTTGCAGATCAGTTGTGGTGCGGCCTATACCGATGACAAGGAAGTGGTGGAGTTTGACTCAGCGCCTCGCCTTGGTGTGCTTGAGGAAATCTTGGAGGAGACAACTCGCAAGGTCATCATCTTCGCTTTGTTTCGTAGCACCATCGACTCCATCCACAACTACCTCTTGAAGAAGGGCATCGCCAACGAGTGCATCCACGGCAGTGTGACACCGCCTAAACGCGCAGACACCATCAGGCGTTTCCAAACAGAACCTGACCCCCGCGTGTTGGTGATGCAACCGCAAGCTAGTGCCCACGGGATTACCCTAACAGCCGCTGACACAGTGGTGTTCTATGGGCCACTCATGAGCGTTGAGCAATACGTGCAGTGCATAGCACGAGCAGATCGCAAAGGTCAAGACTCCGACAAAGTTACTGTGATACACATTCAGGGTAGCCCAATCGAGAAGAAGATGTTTAAAGCGTTACAAGATAAAGTAAGTGATAACTCTTTACTTACAGAGATGTTCGACACAGAAATAAATTCATGAAAGGGGGTTGCAACACGATCAAAACTATGTAAACTGTCAAACCTTAGACAAAAACAAAATACAGGAGAAAGCACAATGTCTGAAGAAACCCAAGAGCCAGTACCTCTGGACAGGCTCGCAAAAATCTATCGCAAAATCAAGGAGCGCATTGACCTGCTGACACAGGAGTACGACACACAGATCGAGACTCTGAAGGCACAGCAAGATGAAGTTCGCTTTGCGATGAAAGACCAGATGAAGTCCATGGGCGTCAAGTCCGTGCAGACTTCCTTTGGAACTGTGTCAATGGTGACCAAGACGCGTTACAACACGCAGGACTGGGACTCATTCAAGAAGTTTATTCTTGAGCATGAAGTCGTGGACTTGCTGGAGAAACGCATCGCGCAAACCAACATGGCACGGTACCTCGAAGAGAACCCGGGCTCTCTCCCGCCGGGCTTGAACTCTGTAACGGAGTTTGAGATTCGCGTAACTAAACCAACCAAGTAAATTTATCATGACTAATATCGCACTATTCAACCCTTCCAATGTTCCCTCATTTGCACGTAACAACGAGCTTTCTGACACAGCCAAAGCCCTGACGGGCGGTGGCGTAGGCACCAGTACCAAGCGCATCTCCATCAAAGGCGGTGTGTTTCGTTTGCTGGCCGGTGGCAAGGAGATCGCTTCTATTGACGAGCGCTTCTTGGATGTCATCATTGTTAAGGCTGCACCCAAGGTCAGCCGCATTTTCTATGCTAAGTCTTATGACGGTGACAACATCACTGGCCCTGACTGCTGGAGCAACGATGGTGAGCGCCCAGACGCATCCGCTGAGAACAAGCAAGGTACTACCTGCATGTCCTGCCCCCAGAACATCGCAGGGTCAGGTCAAGGCAATAGCCGTGCCTGCCGCTACCAACAACGCTTGGCTGTGGTGCTTGAGAACAACATTGAAGGCGACATACTGCAGTTGACTTTGCCAGCCACTTCGGTGTTTGGTAAGGAAGACGGAGACAAGCGCCCATTGCAAGCCTTCGCTCGCAACTTGGCTATGCAGAACCCACCCATCAGCCCCGAGATGATTGTGACTCGCATGAAGTTCGACACGAAAGCAGAAGCGCCCAAGTTGCACTTCGCGCCTAGCCGTTGGCTGACTGACGAGGAGTACGCAATCGTTAAGACGCAAGGCGACAGCGATGAAGCCAAGCGTGCAGTTGTGATGACTGTTGCCGCCGCTGATGGTGTGAAGACTGCACCCAAGCTGGCCATCGAAGGCAAGCGCCCTGCGGCTGTTGAAGTGGAAGAAGACGAAGCGCCAGCACCCGCACCGAAAGCTGTCAAGGCCAAAGCCAAGCCTGCTGAAGTTGAGGAAGATGCTGAACCAGAAGTCCGCAAGGAGTCTGCGAAGCCGTCGGCTGTGCCTGCCAAGAAAGGCAAGCTGGCTGACATCGTGTCCGATTGGGACGATGAGTAATTGAATCGGGGGGAAAGTTTGACAAGGTATGCTTTTCGAAAGCTTGCAGACGACTTGTCATTCCGGTACCCCCACCTAAAACACTATGGCCTATTCACAAAAAGTAATTGACGCAGTCATGGCTGCAAAGAAGACGCCCGGCAATCAGCTTGGGCGTTGGGCGATCTACCTAGATTTCCCTGTGACGAAGATTGCTTATGCGCTCGGGGTCACACGCCAAACTGTGTACAACTGGTTCGAAGGTAAGGATGTTTTTGTCGCGTATCAAAACCGCGTGGAACTCCTTTTAGAAATAATGAAGTCCTCAAAGGACGCACAACAAGCATGGAGAAGAATATGCAAGGAATACAACCTAGAACCCTGACCAACAGGGAACTCATCAACTACTGCGCTGATGCGGTAGATGATTCGTTTGGTATGCCAAAAGAGTGGCAGAAAGAATTACTACGCCGATTTGTGGCACTTTCCCCAACAGACGAACACCCGTTCATCGATCCAAACCAACAAAACCTTTTCTGATTAAGGCGGACAAATATGGAACCGCTTGAGTTTGTAGCGGCTGTTTTGCCACCGCCCGGAAATGGGCGCTATTGCGTGGTGGAACTTTCAAGAAAAAAAGAACATGCTTATGTTCACACACTGGAGGAAGCACAGCCTTTCATCGACAGATGGAAGCAATCGGGTGAAGACATTTACTTTGCGCTAGGTACATTCGGGGACGACAACAATCGGACTGCGGAAAATGTGCACATGGTCAAGACCTTTGCCATCGACGTGGACTGCAACCATCCCAAGGACTTACCTGATTCCAAAACGGGACTAATCAAACCCAAGGCATACGCTAGTGCTAAGCTGGCGGCACAGGCCATCATGGACTTTGCGGAGACTACAGGGCTGTCGGCTCTGGGCGATCCTTGGATGGTGGCGTCTGGCGGTGGTGTACACGCATACTGGCCGATTACGGAAGCCGTGGATGTCAACGAGTGGAAGCCTGTGGCAGAAGCGTTCAAGCGCATGTGCTACCAGAACAAACTGGACATTGACCCCACAGTAACGTCTGACGCATCCCGCGTTCTACGCATCCCTGCCACGATCAATACGGGCATCAAGAACAAGAAGAAGGTTCGGGAGCAAACCAACGTGCGCTTCGTGAGCGAAGGTGCTGTGTTCGAGTTGGCCGACATCCGCGCAGTGGTTGAGAAGAACCTGATCGGTACGCAGTACGAAGTCCAAGCCAAGCAGCCTAGCAACGTGGTTGAGCTACCCGGTACTAGGCCAGCTACGCCCGCTACGCCAAGCGCAAGTCAGGTCAAGTTGTTTGAGAACAGCGTTACGCGCTTCAAGAACATCGTGGTCAAGACCCGCGCAGGTACGGGCTGTGGCCAGATTGCCCACTATGTGGAGCACGCTGACGAAGACGGCATGGAACCCCTGTGGCGCGGAATCCTGTCGTGGACAAAGGTCTGTGTGGATGGCGAAGGTGCATCAAAGTGGATCAGCGACATGCACCCCTACAGCGAAGACCGCATGCGCACCAAGCTGGCTGAGATCAAAGGCCCCTACCCCTGCACCAAGATGGACTCGGAAAACCCCGGAGTCTGCCCAAGTTGCCCACACTGGGGCAAGATTACAAACCCGCTGATCTTCGGGCGCGACATGGCGGTGACCACAGTTGAGAGTGTTGTGGAATTACCACGCGTCTCAATGGACGAGGAAGTCAAGAAAGTACTTCGCCCTGAAGCACCCCGAGGCTACGCTTATGGTGAGCGTGGTGGCATTTTTATTCAGAAGGAAGACGAAGACGCGCAGGGCAACAAGGTCATGCGTAGCGTTTTGATTATTCCCTACGACCTTTTCCCTGTGGACATCTTAAGCCACAACGGAGAACACACAGTGCACTTCATGGCCATCAGGCGTGAGGGTGTGCAGAACATTACGATGGCGCAGAAGGCTGTCGTGAGTCAAGACGAAACAGTCAAGGCACTGGCCAACCAGAACATCGTGGCATCGTTCGGTCGAGGCAACGACAAGAATTTGTTTGATTACGTACGTGCAAGCGTGGAAAAAATGAGCAACGATAAATCACCCGTCAAAGTCCCTGCCAACTACGGCTGGCAAGAAAATGATACTTTTGTTTTCGCTGGCAAAATCTTCGGTGCCACTGGTGCACCTGTCGAAGTGCCAATGCCCGGCCTTGAGAACATCGTGGCCAATACCAAACCCACTGGCTCAATGGAGACTTGGGTTGCGTTCATGAAGCTCTTAATTGCCAAGAGGCTATATGGACACCTCTCCATCATTTTGGCAGGCGCCAGCGCCCCTTTTATGCGGTTTACGGGCATTTATGGGATGACCTACCACTGTGGTTCAACCGAGTCCGGTACGGGTAAGTCACTGGCACTGGAAGGTGCGGCCTCAGTTTGGGGTCACCCAGTACACTACCGCACGGGTAAGGGCACATCGCCTGTTGCAATGCAACAACGCCTTGGACTGCTTGGCAGCATGCCGCTAGTAACGGATGAGATCACCGCCAAGAACCGCAAGGATTCTGAGTGGTTTCCCGAGTTCCTACTGGACATGACCGAGGGTCGTGGCAAGGAGCGTATGGAGTCGGGCTCCAACAAAGAGCGCTTGAACTTGTCCACATGGATGACCAACGCCCTGATGTCGTCTAACACCCACATCGTGGACTACCTGACTGGTGGCCGTACCCACTCATCTGAGGGTGAACTGCGCCGCTTGCTTGAGTTTGTGCTTGAGGACGAACTGTCTTGGGAGCCACACGAGATCGAGATCATCAAGTCCCTGCAAGCCAACTACGCTGTAGCCGGTTACGCCCTGTCTCAGTACCTTGCCGACAATGTGGATCAGTTCCCCAAGATGGTGGGCGAAGCCGTTGCTGGTATGTACACTGAGTTCAAGGCAACCAACGATGAGCGCTTCTGGATGGCAGGGGTCGGATGCTCTATATGCG